TAAGAACCGCTTCACAGACTGCTTCGGCGGCCCTGCCGCCAACGGATGCACCCGTAGCTCAGCTGGATAGAGTGTTGGATTCCGATTCCAAAGGTCACAGGTTCGAATCCTGTCGGGTGCGCCACTATGTTCAATAAATTCAATGACTTAGGTCAGAAAACGGCAGTTTGCTACGTTTTTCTGCTACGTTTTGCTACGTTTTTGCCCCTTCAACAGCGGCGAACCAGCACCCCCGCGGAAAATTATTCCACTCTTGCGCTTCGGCAAGCATAGAGAATTTGTTTTCAAATCAAATTCCGGTACTTTTCAAGTGTTATCAAATACTTGTTGACTCCACTGACGCGGTTGCTGCATAAGTACCGCATTTCAGCACCACTTCTATTTCAGCACGGTCAACACATCATGAGTCTTGATTACATCGTTCCGCGAAAGAACGGAAAGTACAGCTTCCGCATTACAGTTCCCAAAGCCAAACGGGCGAAGTTCGGCAAGCGAGAATTTTGGGTAGCCTTGGGAACAAAGGACCGAAAGGAAGCGATTGTCAAAGCCGCTGCCCTTCTCGACCACTACATGAAGCTGTTTAAGGCTGACGAAATTTCCGACTCAACGCCGCTCACAATGCCGCTGATCCAGCAGACGAGCGAAAGACTCGGTATCCAGTATCACACACCCGAAGCCATCGAAGCGGCATCCGTTCAAGATTATGTCGCGGTGATGAGCCGGGGTATTGAGGCATTGGAAAAGATCAAGAACCCCGACATTGCCGAAGTGGCGGCAATCGGCGGTGCGGTCGAACCACCCGCCTTGAACATGCTTCAGGTGTTTGAACGGTATGTGGAACTAACCCCCGGCAAGTTTTTGAATCTCGACAAGCGGGCGCAGGACAAGAAAAAAACCCGATACAAGCGCGCCGCGCTCGATTTCATCGATGCGATGGGTGAAATCGATGTCGTCGCCATGACCGCCAAGCAGGCATTCGAATTCGCCGGAAAAATTGCTGCTCGGGTGGCAGAGGGAAAGATCGCACTGGAGACGGCACAGGCACGGCTTAGGTTCATCAACATGTTCGTCGCAAAAGTCTTTCGATCCGACTATACGACGAAAACGAACCCTTTCGACAAGGTACAGATTGAAAGCAATGACGCGCTCGAAACCGGAAAATACTACGCATTCAAAGAGACTGAAATCCTCGCGCTGAATGCCAAGCTGGAACAGTCAAATGCGAATGATGAGTTGAAGGCGATCCTCGCCATATCCGAAGGAACGGGGGCAACCGCGAAGGAGCTTTGCTTGTTGACGCCATCGGACTTCCATTTGGACGAGCCGTTTCCCTTCATCACCATTGGTCCGAACGAACACCGAAAATTTGTAAAGACCGGCAAAGAAAGGCACCGCGATATTCCGTTGATCGGCAAAGCACTGGAAGCGGCAAAACGCTACGCCAAGACCGGCTTTCCACGGTATGCGCGTTCCGGTGGCTCTGAAGCTGTATCGGCAGCGGCGAACAAATTGATCCACCAAATCTCCGAAGAGGCGACCACCTATTCCTACCGTCACCGAATGGCTGATCTACTCAGAAATTCGGGATGCCTCGACACGATGAAGAATTCCATCATGGGGCATAGCTCACCGGGCATGTCCATGCATTACGGCGATGGATATGACATGCCCAACAAACACAAAGCGCTGAAGAAGGCGCTTGCCCTCGCAGAGAAGAAACAGAGGCAACTGAAAAACTGAACCCTAACCAACAACGATATGCCTGAAGCGAACAAAGCGGCTTAGTGCCGCCTTACCCTACATCATGAACGAAGGCATGTTCCCATGAGGACATGCGAAATTGCCAGATTACGACTACCGAACCCTACTCACGAATAAGAAGGCACGGACGAATTTTTTAGATCAGCAAGAGCGGCTTATCCAACTGCTGAAGCGCAAAGGACTTGTCGAAACCGCCTTGATCCATGCGAAAAAGCGGAAGCAATTAATAGAAGAATTGTCGCTGTTAGCCGATGATTGAGGCAGCGAGCAAAAGAGGGAGAAGCAGAAACATGCACCAGCCGCCGCCTTTAACTGGTGGGTTCTGGCGGTGTGGCTCATTTGGGTTGCGGTGTGGGGCGGCTATCGTCTTGTCAGAACCATACGGACGGAAAATCAACCAGCACAATGAGCAAAGATAACGCGGATACGAGGTAACCGTATATTATCATCAGCGATGAGCGGCACGAGCATCGATCATCTGCGCGGCTTCACGTTCAGGGACGCAGCTTCACCGTTTACGCCAAGGTCTTTTTCCAGATCGCTTGGTGGCTAATTCAAGCCGATATTCTTCATAGGCGGTTTCGATCCGTTCTACCATCTCATCCGCAAGAGCGCGCACTCGAAGCACGTTTAGCGGATTCACGGAAACTACATTACCCTCGTTATCTCGCCCGTTTCGGTGTACAAGGTGATGCCGCTTTACCGTGATATCGTCCATTTCTTTGGCATTGGCGTCGTCGGCGAAAATGTTGACCTTCAAAACCGCGCGGTAAAGCTTGGCGGCTTCCCCGAACCTGTGGAACGAAAACTCATGCAAGTACGCTTTTGCATTCTTCTTTACGTATTCGGGGTCTTTTGCGATGTCGATCAGCTTGGGCGTTGAGTCACGTAGCTGCGGGATTGCTCCGACCAGAGCAATCAGCTTTTCATTGTCGTCCAGAATGATGTTTATCAGCCGGTCGCTTAGATATGCCTCCAGCATCACGACGTGCTGAATATACAGCATCCTCAACAGTGGCTGTTTGACAGGCAAAAGGGATGCGGGACTGAGGTCGATAAGTTCGATCTCGTCCCGTGAATGCTGATACACTTCGAATGCGTCGTACGGAACGTAGTCGTCAAAAAGTGCATCAACATCGCCGTCAAATGTGTCATCATGGTAGCTTATTGTGACGTCGGGATGTTTCGCTATTTTGACTTCCTTTTCACCGGGCTTCGCCACCACTTGAACCTCATATTCCTCACTACAGTTTAAGCAAGCTATGGTGCTTTCGGCGGAGTCGATCCCATCTGACATACGATCATTGGTCCAATCGAACGAAGCGTCTTCAACTTCGTTATCAATTGGTTCGTCGCATTTCGGGCAATGTAAACGAATTCTAAGACCCGCTGAATCAGAGTAGAATTCTTTGATTAGAGACATGGCTTTTAGTGCGCCTCATCAGAGTCCGTAATAGCTTAGCAGCGCCTTTTCCAAAACGGCGCTTCCCACATGCAGACCAACATTCCATGCACCTGACGCGGCTTTACCCAACATCTTGCCTACCCATTGTCCTACTTTTGGTCCGTACTTCTTGTCAGAACCGATCTGAGGCTCACTTGCGATTGCTGCCTCAAGCTCCTTGATATCGTCCTCATTTATCCCAGACTGGGTCAGTTGCTGCCGAAGTTCGGCGAAATTGCCTTGATTGACCGTGATGTTGACTGTCGCACTATCTGCGTTACCGATTACGCCAGCACTGCCATTAATTGTAGTATTGAATATCTGATTGAGCGTCTTTTCCACCGTAGGCTCCTTAATTGTTATACCGCCAATCTCGCCCGCATTTGGATATTTTTTCGACAACGCCAGCACGAATTCAAGCACTCTGTTTCTGACGGCATCAACAATGCCTAACACCATTGAAGCGGAAATTTCGCCCCAGAATGCGTGAATTGAATAACTCCTTTCGGTGACCTTCCCCGGAAGGAGATGCGCAAAATTCATCATATCGACATGCATCAGTTCCGCATCCTTGAGTTCTTGTGCGTTAATCGTCCCAATAGCATGGCGGTACTTGAGGTAATGGATATCGTCTATCTTGCTCACGCTGACAACTGCTGCCGTCGCTACCGGAGCATTATTGATCTGGTATGCCGGATTCGCGCCGCTCACTTTGAAGATCATCAGGAGTCGGCGGTACGCCGGCACCTCAACATCTGTGGGGTAGCCATTCAATTCGTAACGGACCCAATCTTCCAGAAGATCACTGTCCAAATTGTGGGCGAGTACTAAGCACTTACGAAGAAGCGCAGAGACGGATTTATCATCCGAAATCGCATCGTTTTGTATTTCAGCCAGTAAGCCCATCTTTCATGTCCCTGTTGAGCCAAGGAATTTAGGTCGGCAGGTAGGTGCCCATTCCCTTTTCGGACTAATCCGTCACCAGCGCGACCAACTTGCGTTCCACGACGCAAGCTTCGATGGGGCTGGTTTCTTCGTTCAGAATGCGAAGCAACGTTTGCTGATCGGGCATCCTCACCAAACAGCGGTAGATAGCCATGGCTTCAGGTTCGTCGTCGGGACTACCCTCTTTTAATTCCCGACGTTCCTCCAACGCGGCGGCTTGGCATTCCTCAAACGTTTCCGCGAAGTAGAGCAATTCGTCATTCGGCGGTGAAACCTGATAGGCGTACAAGCTTACTTCTTCCATCTCGGCGATACCTCTTTCAAGAATCACGCGCGAAGGTAAAGTCCGGGTGCGGAGATTGGAAGTTGTCGAATCCTACAAACACGCTTCAATTCCAGAGTTCCGGAAAGACCTTCCGACTATGCATTTCCAGCGCCTTGCCTATATCGTCCAGCCGGTCTTTGATGCTTCCTTCCAACACGACGACCAATCCCGCGACGATGACCACCGCTGTGGTCACGGAAACATATTCACACACCAACCAAATCAGTCCCATCACCAGTGCTGCGGTGAGCGTTCTCCAAACTTGATGCACTTCGATCCCCTCGGACTATTTCGAGCACGGTTCTGCTTTGCCGTACAGCGCCTCATTGTGAAGGGAAAGGAACACCATGTCACCGAATGGAGTATCTTCAAGGAACTTATCAAAGCGTGCATCGTCCATAGTCATGCGAGCCGCCTTAATTTGCATATTTGCGCCTTCAAGCAATTGCTTAATGGTGACCTCGTATTCGCACTCCCACCAAAGATGATCTCGAACACCGGACAAGTAGTGGACCACGTTAAGACGCGCCTGTTTCTGCTCGTCAGTCGTGTCGCTATATGCGTAAATGTAATAGTCGATCTTGAAACGCGGCAAATCCTCAACCGCAAACGCGGGTGCGGCTATCATTAATGCAAGCAGGAGCGGAATCAGTCGCATGTGAACCCCCAACGTGACCGTTGATGACGCTATACAGGCTTCAACGTCGCGGCAAGGTGGTGTTTTCAGCCGGGATCGCGCCACGCGATATAGGAGACAAAGGCGCACCAAGGTCGGACCGAGCAACTTCCCTAATCCACATCGATCCCGGCAATCCGATTGTCCAGATCGGCAAGCAACTTTTCAGTGCCGCCCAAAATGACGCGGTTGCCAAGGTGGAAAACGCCAACGACTCGGCTTAGGGCTTTCCAGTACACAGAAAGCAATCCAGTTGCGACCAGCACAAGAACGAAAACACCCATAGCCGCTCCGCTTTCACCCTGTCGCGCCAGCCAAACAGCGGCATATAAAGCCGGGGTAAGACAGAGGCACAGACCTATTCCACTCCACACGAGGGATAGAAAGAGGATGCCGACGATAATAAACAGCCTCAGTAAGCCCAAAAAGAATTTTTCCATATTCGCCCCTACCCGTCTTTCATCACGTGACGTAGCCGCCACGACAGGTCTTCCAAGCGCTTATCAAGCTCCGCCGTCTTGCGTTCATGGTAGAATGAGTTGGCAACACCAACCGCCCCGACGAAGGCGGCAGCAATCACCGGACCGCCGCTTTCCCCTACAAACCAAACGAACGCGCCAAAAAGAAGCGCCGCGATCCAAATCTTTATGGACATCTGTTCCCCCAAACCGGCTGACTGCCGATCTACTCGCAGAAATAGCGGCAAATCAACTTAACGTATAGTGATTGAAGCGGCACATTCATTTCAATCTTTTGAAAATGCCGCGCTGAACACCCTGAGACACAATGCGTTGCGGACGGCAGATTTCGCGAATTTGCGTTAAATGTGCGCCGTGGTGTCTCGGTAGGGTAGCGGTCAATAAAAGTGGTCATTTATCTCAGGGAAAATTTCGGCATCCGCGCATACATAGTAGATGCTCAATCAGTTCAACCTTTACATCATCATCGGTCTAATTCTCGCACTGGTCGCCACGTCGGGCGGCTTTCTCCTGTACAGGCGCATCACCCTTGCTGAAATAGCCGTCCTTGAGCAACGGAACGCCACGCTCACGCTTGCCGTGGATCAGCAGACCAAGACGATTGAACAGATGGTGAAGGATGCCGAAGCGCTCGCCAACGCCAACAAATTCTTGTCGGATCGGATGACCGCAACAGAAGCCGCGTTTGTGGACGAATGGAGCGTGATAGAAGCGCTTGATTTGGCGTCGGGTACTGGTGAGCCGGGAGAACTGGAAAAGCGCGTCAATGACGAATTTCGGCGGTCTCTCGACGCACTACGGAACGCAACAGCCAGATAAACGAAACCCGCCAATCGGCGGGTTCTTTCGTTCGTGCTATGTCTGGTGTGGGATTACTCGACGCGCTTTGCTTCTTCGGAAAGGTGGTAGGAATTCTTAAGCTGGAAGCGAATAGCCTCAAGCCGAACCGGATTGGCTATAGCCTCGTCGCGCACGATTTCCCGAAGCGACGACAGCGCTTCATTGAACAATTCGGCTTCGGTGACGGTAGCGGGCTTGGCGGCTTCCGGCAGTGTCGAAGGATCGATGAAAAACATGCTCGTGTTTTTCAAGCCGCTCGCTTCTGCCATCTTCGTAAGGGTCGCATAGATTTCCGCTTTGGTAGTCTCTTTATCCATTTTTGAAATTTCTCCTGTTGAATATTGAGTACGCGGTATTTAGCGATTTCACTTCGTGAGCGCCTTAACTGCCCACATGACCGCTTCTTCGGTCTTCGTCCGGGCAATGGACAGTTCGCGGCTTGCGCCCTGCCCTTCGATCAGGTCAAGCAGTTCAGCGCCCTTGTTCTTGATGGCTTTCATGCTTGCCTTCTCCGCATCGGAAAGAACGCGGTACTCATGGCGCATGACGTTGTTCGTGGTGCGGTTATCGTCGGTGCTGTTAATCATTCCGACTTCCCCGCACCATTTTCTTCAGCCGCGAGGTTAGCGATGTTTGAGATAAGGAATTCGCGGGCGCGGGCTTCCTTGTTTGCTTTAGCCTGCTTGGCTAACAAGATTGTATTTGCGGCTCGTAGCCTCGCATTCACCTTGTCCGGGTCGATTACCTTGGACTTGCCGTACGCTGCTTCTAAAAGCCATTCAGCCGCACGGATACGTTCGCTTACAGATGCGGTTTCATCTTTCATCAGGTCATACAAGAATTCGAATGCTTCGACCGTCTTAGAGGCAAGGAATTCGCGCGTTTCGGCGCTGATAGTTGCCGGGATATTAGTCATTTAAATTATTTCTCTCCTATTTTTTTGAATGGTGTTCGGTTCGCTGTTTGCGGTCTTGCCGCAATGGGAAAATGCCCTTCAGCGAACCGGACGGAATATTTAGAAAATTGGTGTGTTGGGCGGGGATTAAGCCGGGTTGGCGGCTTCAATAGGTCCGTCTACCGCTGAAGAACGTGTCGACATCAACGACAACATTGCCGTCAACAATCTCTTCGGTGGTGGGGACGCTATTCAGGATGTACGCGGTAGCATGAGTCCGATACGCCATCGGAATATTCTTGTTCCGCATAAGATCATAGATGATCCATTCGGCTTCGGTGGGAACACGGTTCTCGGTGGCTTCGGTCTTCTTTCCAATGAGTGTTGGCATGTGAAATATTCTCCTGTTCTAAAATGAAAAAGGCTCTTCAGAAACACCGGTCGCATTGGTTTCTGAAGAGCCTTGGTAAAGTCACGTAATAGGGAATACGACTCCGATCCATTGGCAGGAAAACTGCCAATTTGCGACCGGCTTCGTTTCCTGAATGTATTTAGTGGAATTGGAAATTGGGCGGTTAAGCGTTATCGCTTCTTGGTGTTCCGCTTCTTGCTCCATGCCGTTGGGGCAATATTGAGGTCGAACAAACCGCTTTTGATATAGCCGTGTTCGCGGCGGTATATTGCTTGCCGATTCAAGTCGGCGATTGGTTCAAGGAAGGCCCATACCCAATCGTTGGGAAAGCCGTTGAATTGGTTCTGGATAAGGTGATTTGGGTGTTGGTTTTGGTTGAGTTGGGTAAAGTGACTTCGCACCCGATTTGCGATGTTGCCGGAAGACCCGACATACATGGAACCTGTCTTCAGGCAGATTAGGGCATAGATACCCGCGTTAACTTCGGGTTCGGTGATGCTATCAATGCTCTTAATCGGGAACATCGGACGCGCGATGCCGTGAATCATAATGGTGGACTGAGTAGTGGTGTCGTTCATGTCCTTTCGTGCTCAAATGAAAGTTGGGTTGCTGATTAAACCGCCGAAGGGGAGCGGTTCCCCTTCCATGCGTATACGTTTCTTACAGTCGTTTTAGCGTCACGGTCGGTGCCTTCGCCAAAACGATTGCGCTCGCATGCCGTGGACAGGAATGCGTTGGTCTCATATTCAGTCCAGCCGTTCTTCTTCAGTTCGATGGCACATCGAAACAGATGCTCATTCCCCTTGCCTTCTCCGGGCTTCGTTTCCCATTTGGCAAGGATCGCTTCGGGGTCCAGTCGTTCGGCAGTAGCCTTTGGTGCCGGGGCATTCTCAAATGTTGCGGCTGCTTCAGGGTCGAAGACCTGATTACGGCTAAGGAACCATTTCACGTCAAGAAACTTGGCTTCGAAAGCCATACCACCAGACATAATGTGGCGTTTGATGAAGAAACCATGCCCGCTATCAGGAACGGTAGGGCTAAAGAACCGGGAATTGATAGACAATTTGCTTCGGTCGATGGGATAGTCTTTCGGGCGCTTATCCAGTTCAAAATAGGTGGAAATGTCAGCAACCACCAACTCGATAATGCGCCTGTAATTTTCGGCATTGACTGCTTCGGAAAGTCCAATGACAACGCGAAAGCTGTAAAGGTCCGCCGTGTTGGAGCGTGACGCATAGATGAAATGAGACCAACCACAATCGTAAAGGAAATCAGATAGCGGCTTGGGCGGCAACCTCGCTTCGTCAATATCGAGGATCGCAAGCTTTGTGGATTTGATGTTTCCCTTGAGCTTGTGGTTATTGAGGTCGCTTAGATCGCCTTCCCTGAATTGCGGGCGGGGTGCGTTCGCTGGCAAGACCGGATTGTTCGCGTCTTCCTCGCACTTCGAAGTGAGCTTCCACCAGTCCATTGGGTTTTGCCGAAGGAACTTGGATTCCTTCTTCTCCCAATGAATGATCTTGAAACCGTCATACTGCTCGGTACGTGCGTGGTCGTCTCGAATGGCTTTCGCACGCGCGCGGCTGTTCTTTGACCGTTCGGTAGATGTCGCGGCTTCGACCTGAACTCCCCACAACTCAGGAATGCCGATATCAAGCGGCTTGGGGTCGGCGCATTTAAACTTCCGCTGAAGCGCGTTCGCGGCGGCACGATCCAAGACAACACAATGTACCTCTGCATCGCTCGCATAGTCACGAATGCTGGTGCGCGCCATGAACTGGTACTGTCCTTCGTAAGGGATCGACTCCTTCACGTCTTCGCTTGTCTGATCATACCGGTCACGCTTGTGATTGAAGACAGCCGGGGGCGGGTTTACCGGGGCAAGGTGTAAAGCAATGTTGATGTGCTTAAACCCATCGATACCCTTCACATTGGAAGGAAGGCGGATGCCGGGAAGACCTTTGCCTTCATATTTCCAATGATAGGGATCGCCGTTTTCGTCAGCCTTGCGGGTACAGAAGATGTAAGGCGCATTACCGAGTTCCGGATGGGCGGCAACCGCATCAGCCACACAATCGAGGAAATATTGATAACCGAGTTGGTTCAGCCTGTACCAAGTGCCATGCTCTTCCGACAGGAACCAAATTTTGATTAGATGGGACTTCAGTTCGGAAACATCCTTGCGAAGATTCTCGCAAAGCGGATGGTCCTCAAAATCTGCCACGTCCTGCCACTGATGAAAGAAATCAGCATTGTGGATGTTAGCAGCGGCGATGGTGGCGGATCGGTAAACCGAAATGATCGACGGCTTAAACGACTGATAGAAGGTGACGTACGGGGTCTCACCAGCCTTCCACTGAAGGATTTCCGATGCCCGGACTTCAACACGAACATCCTGACTGTTGGTGATTGCGTAGCAAAGATTGATAAACTTCTTGTTGTAGGAAATGACCGAGTCTTCGTCTTCGTTGCGGTACTCCTTCAAGATCGCTTCGATTTCCAAGGCGACTTGCGGTGTCAAACGAAGCTCGTAATAGCTGCTTTCCGCCGTGATCTGGTGATCAAACAGGATGTTCATCACTTCCTGTATCCGCTTGGGCATCTTCTTAAACCGAACAGTCTTTTCGATGGTCGGAACCTCGTCAATAAAGAGGTCGTATTGTTCGGTGCCGGGATATCTACCAAGCACAACCGAATGATCGGCGAAGATGATACGGTACTTCCCGGAAGCGACAGCCGAGCGGAACTTTGACCGGCATTTCTTGTCCGTCTTGGTCGAGATGACCAAAATTTCGTCTTCGCTCACGCCGTTGGCGATAAGCCGTTCTTTGATTTCGAGGGAGAGTTTGTGCTGTTGGGTGCCGATGATGGCTTTGGTGTCTGTCGTGGCAAGGTGCTCAACAATCTGATGTGTCTTGCCTCTCGCTACACCGGCATCCATAAGAAAAAGTTTCTGCTTCATTAATCGAGTTTCCGTGAAAAGTTAAAGTACAAATGAAAAAGGTCTCTGTGCTGTCCGGGCAGGAACACAGAGACCTTTCAATAGACTTCTTTCACGTACTATTTTATCAGGAAACTCGATGCAAAGCCGTTCAACAATGACCCGTTGATAACAGAGTCATTTGCCCGGACTTTGCATCAACTGTAGTATATAGTAATCTCGACACCTACAGAGACACACAAAAACGTGCGTTATTTCAAAAAAATTGACGATGTCTTGATTTATTTTCGGCTCAGGTGGATGTACCCGACACAATATGTCTCTTGAACCGTGTTTCGAATTATATAGCGTTCCCATAGTACCTTCAAGCACTAAGTGAAATTCCGTAGAAGAAATAACTTCATTTGATTCTGAATTTCGACTGGCTTCGTCTTCGCTCCTTCGTCGCTCAGTTTAACAGGGCTCTGTTCAGTACAACTAATTCGGGATCACGAGACGGGAGTCTGTTACTATGAGTCTAAGAGAGGCATATTTGAGTCGATTTTTAAGCGCAGCGATTCTCTATAGATGGTCTGTCTTTAGAAAAACGTTGCATATAAAAATCGACTGAATAATGAATCAAAGTAATACTTCTCTTAGACTATCAATAACAGACTCGCGCGAAGCCCTTGTCCAACACATCATCCAAGCACCTGTTACACTGAGCGCGAGGAACGACGCGCGAAGACGAAGCCAGCCAATCCATTGCGACCAGCCACGTTCTCGATTTTCCATGTAATAGTGTAACATATGAGCAAAATATGAACTTGTTACGAATACTTCTGCCGTTGATCACATTACGGGCGCGCCGCGCGTGACCGCCCGGAAACTCTCCAAAACCCGCCCGGATCACAACAGCCCCGCCGCTTGGACAACCGTGTGTCCGAACAACGTCAACAGGGCAAACACCAGCGTCCAGAACATGGCGAGCACGACGCTACAGACGACAGAGAAGCGCCCTACCGCAAGGGATTCATATCCGGGAAATCTCACCTTCAGTTGTTCGGGGATTTTCAAACTGGTCTTTGGCAATCGTCTCTCCTGTCTGAACTTCGGTTGCATATGAAAATAGTCAAATCGTGCGCAAATCCCAAATTGGTTTGGTGTTGACCGGTGTTTTTGTCGGTGCGCTCCAAACAACTAACCCGCACGAGTGCTTTTCAGTCCAGTGGCTTTCTTGAAATGTTCCGGCAATGTGCGGTGCGCCTGTCGCCTATACCCGTTGTCCGACTGATCCACAGGCGACAGGCGACGAGGTTGTGTCCCGGAAGATGACCACAACCTTCCTCTTCCTTCATTTATCACGCACAACGTCTGTTGACCTTTGACATTCAACTGTTGTGGATGCTAAATACTGCTTTAACAGGAGTACATTTTCCATGAAGCAGTACATTACCTACATCCGCGTTTCGACAGCCGAACAAGGCAAGAGCGGGCTTGGTCTTGAGGCACAGACGCGGGATATCTCGCTTTACCTTGAGCAGTATTCCGAAGTTCCATACGAGATAATCGGCGAATTCAGGGACATTCAATCGGGCGGTGATGATGATCGCCCGCAACTGATCGAAGCGCTTGCCCTTGCCCGCAAGACCGGTGCTGAATTGCTCGTAGCCAAGCTGGACAGGCTGTCTCGTAAGGTGTCGTTCATCGCTACCATTATGGACGATCCGAAGGTTAAGCTTCGCGTTGCGTCGATGCCGCATGCCGATAAGTTCTCTCTCCACATCTATGCCGCCTTGGCAGAGCAAGAGCGCGATTTCATCAGCACCCGGACGAAGGCAGCGCTTCAGGCGGCAAAGGCACGTGGCGTGAAGCTCGGCGGCATGCGCGATAAGACCATGAAGCGCAATGAAGCAGCCAAGGCTAAGGCGGATAGGTTCGCTGCTTCGGTGCTGCCGTTGGTTCAGAAGCTCCGGGATGCGGGCGAAACACTACAGGCTATCGCCGACGCACTGAACGATGCGGGCAAGCAATCGCCACGAGGCGGACAGTGGACAGCGACCAGCGTCAAGCGGGTGATCGCACGCGCCTGAACGAGGGCGATACGGGGGCGGTACAGGGTGGCCCTACCCCCTTGTGCGCCTCTACTTTCTTATATGGTCGCGCGCAAAATTTTTGAGAATTTTGAAAAATCCGGACCAAACGAAAAAGGCGGACCGAAGTCCGCCCCTATGCCGATACTTAGCTTTTCGCCTACAGATCAACGCTCTTGCGCGATTGAACCTGATCCTTCGGCTTCCGTCCACGACGCTTCGGCTGTCCTTCAGCTACCGATGTACCACCATATGTGTTCTCGATAACTCCCCGAAATTCAGTGTCATCTTCGTCATGTGCTGAAGACTGTAACTTCGTCAACACATCAAGCGCCCTTTCTCTGCCGTCGATCCCAAGCGTTTCGCCCAACAGATCGAACATATAAATCGTGCCATTAAGCCGAACTGGCGAGCGACCGGATACACGATCCTTCTGAATTGCCGTTTTGATTTTCTCTGCATCCGCTACGAAAGCGTCAACGGACGGGTTTTTCTTCTGAACAAAACTCTTCAGCAGTTCCAAAGCAGATGCCATTCCATTTTCCTTTCAAAGGGCTTCCGTTCCTAAATAAGGGAAAAACTAATTCGCAGAGAAAAGCAAGCGTGAAAATCAAATTTGAATTCCCAAATGGCTACAAAGCCGAAATGCAAAAGGCGCGTGACGACAACGATTTTGACGCGTGGGTGATCCGCAAGTTCACCCGTCCAATTCGCCCGCTTATCAGTGAGCCATTCGAAATACAAATTGATGCCTCTCATTTCATCATCGATTTTGCGACCGATGAAGACGCGGAAGTTTTTCTTACGCTAATCGGAGGACGAGTCGTTGAGTGACGAAATCGATAATGAGACCGGCAATGAAATCAAACTGGACGTAATTCCGGAACTGCCGCGCAAGAAAGGACGGCGCAAGCGCACCGTTACCGATCAAGAGCGCGAACGGAAGCAATCGCCTGAATGGCAAGAGCACCTGAAGAAGATCGGTTTCCAAAAGGGACGGGAAAAGACCGGTGGTCGCGTGGCTACTCCCAAAGAAGCAAAAGAGCTTGCCAAATCCGCATCGGTGGAAGTCGTTCAGTTCATGCGTGACGTCATGAACGATGACACTGCGGCGCTAAGAGAACGCATCAAGGCGGCACAGTGGCTCGGCGAAATCTCACTGTCTAAAGCACCAAGCGAACAGAAGGTCGAAGTCAATCACACGCACGATATCGGCGCGATGCTCCTTGAAGCGCAGCGCATGGCAACATCCAAACTGATCGATGTCACTCCGAAACCAAAGGTTATTGAGGATGACTCGGATGTTTAGCACTATTGCCGCTTGGCTCGCTGCCATTGGCGTCCAGCCAAGTCACCTTGTCGCTGGATTGGCAGGGGGCATCATTCGCGCTCTGGTAAACAAGAATGGTTCGATTTGGGAACGAATGATAGCTGGTGCTGTCGGTGCCTTGTGCGCAGCGTTCCTTACACCCTTCGTAATCGTGTTGTTCGCAGTGACAGCGCCACAGATTGGGGGCGCAATCGGCTTCTTGCTTGGTGTGGTTGGCATGTCGCTGGCTGAAGCTCTAATCGCCATCGGTAAGGACTACGCGAACAATCCGGGGAAGCTGAAGGACGATATCGGTTCGTTTCTGTTGCGGGTGTTCAACAAGGATAGCGACGACAAGTAGCGGAGAAAGCCGGTTTTCTAAATACCGGCATGTCCACTACAGAAAACAAGCAAAACCAAGCTGAAGAACTCGCCGCGCTAATCGCCCTCTATCGTGAAGACATGGGAGTTTTCGCGAAGCAGGTTTTTAACTCCACTCTCAGCCCAAAGCAGAAAGAGTTCTGCGAAGCCTTCCGCACCAATCGCCGCATTTCCTTCAAGGGCGGCACTGGTTTCGGTAAAACTTTCGTATTGTCAGTCTGCTTTTGGTGGGCACTCATTTGCCATGACGAAGTACAGGTCTCCATTCTTGGTCCTTCGGAACCGAACCTACAAGCGACCACTTGGAAGGAGATTTTGAAGTTCCATGAAAGAATGGCACCGCCATTCAATCAAGCCTTCGACGTTGGCGCAAAACGCATTTCGCATAAAAGAAATCCCGCGTCCTGCTTCGGCGAATACCGCCTTGCCAGCAAGGACAACGTTTCGTCCATTCGCGGTATCCACATGCGCAACAACTTCGTGTTTGTGGACGAGTCGACCGGTGTTGACGATGAAGTGTTTGTCGAAGGTCTTGGCGGTATCTTCGCCGATCCCAATCCCAAGCTCTGCATAATTTCCAACCCTTCGCGAGCGTCCGGATACTTCTGGCGTACTTGGTGTGACCCCGAACTTTCGTCCATCTTCACGCACGTCCACGGCACCTTTTGGGATAGTCCGAATTACGATCCGAAGACGTTCGAAGAAACAGCAAGATCGTATGGCGGTCCTACCTCCCGTGACTATCGGGTGATGATCGAAGGTGAGTTCCCATTGACCGACGTGGACGGGCTTATTCCACGAGAATTGATCGATGCGGCTGTTCTCAACGAAGATGCTATTCCCGCCGACAACGTCCCGATCCTTTGGGGTCTCGATCCGGCATCCGCTGGTAAAGACTCGTCCGTGCTCGCAATCAGGCACGATAACAAGGTGCTTGAATTCAAGCAGTGGCAGGGACTTAACCCGACACAACTCTCAGAGAAGGTTAGAGACCTTTACCAGCAGACACCGAAGCACCTTCGACCGGCTGTAATTGCGGTTGATGGAACGGGCTTGGGTAATGGTGTTTGGTCAAATCTCAGGGATTGGGGGCTTCCGACCTATAACGCGGTTTACAAAGGCAAACCGACACGGAATCCCGAAAAATACGTCTCCTTCAAGGATCAGATTTATTGGGAAACGCGCGACTGGTTCGCATCAGAAAACGTCTCTATCCCGAATGAGGCGAAGCTGATCGAAGAACTTGCATCGGTCCAGTACGACGACACCAGCGGTAAAATTAAGATTGAGGAAAAAAAGGCAACCAAGAAGCGGATTGGACGTTCTCCCGACCATTTCGACGCTCTTGCTTTGACGTTCTCGGTTTCGAAAACGCGTTATGCCAGCAAATATTCGTGGTCTCAGCCGATCAAATACGACTGGCTTCAGTCTTACGAGTGAACGTGTTGATTTCCCTAAATAGTCGTAAATTCCTCTCAGCAGAGACAGTTTATGACTAACGAAGAATCCATTCTCAATTCGATTACTCCCCAATTGAAATCCGCCGTCAAGTGGTCAAACAGCCACATTGCCAACAAGCAAGAGCAAGCGCTTAAGCACTACAAGCGTGAAGCTCTCCCCGGCGATGACAAAATAAAGGGCAAATCGAAGTGGGTTTCACCGAAGGTTCAGCAGCACATTGACTGGCTTTCTGGACAGCTTATCCGCATTTTCGATGCTCCGGAAAACGTCGTTGAATTTTGCGGTGTTGGTCCGGAAGATGAAGCGATTGCTCGCCAGCAAACCCAAGTCGTCAATTGGATTTTGAAGACAAAGAACAGCCATGGCGCTTATCTTCAGCCGTGGATTCAGCATGGTCTTCTGACTGGTCTTGGCGTTGTTACCGCCGAATTTGAAACTTACACCGAAGAGTCGCTTCCGCGTCTTCTGAAGAGCGTTCCCAACGAAACTCTTGTATCGCTGTATGAGGAAGAGCAAGCCGGACATATCATCATCGAAGAACTCGGAAAGGCACAGACGCAACCCGGACCAATGGGCATCGTAGAGACGCGCGACGTGAAAGTTCGAACAGTCAAGCGCATTCCCTGCTTCAATATCCTATCCGTAGCTCCTGAAGATTTTATCGTCTCGAAAGACGCCAAGTTTGACAACGAAACGGGCGGTATCGCGGCGAAAATTCAAGGACACCGCAAGACTTGTACCAAGGCTGATCTGATCGAATGGGGATATGACGCGAAGAAGGTCAACGCCCTCCCCGATGCGTCCGACAAAACGGACGGAATCGCGCTTGAAAGGAGCAAAGACCTTGCCGGTGAACAAGGTGTCGGTCCGGACGATGTCGAAGTCTACACGGTCTACACGAAAATCAAGGCTGGCAAGGACGAGAAAGCACGTCACTACCGGTTGACTATCGGCGGCGACCTCGAAAACCGCCCTGTACTGCTTGATTACACCGAAGTTAGCAAGTTTTACCCGTACGCGGCTTTCTGCCCGTTCCCCATCGCGGACACCCTGTTTTCACTTGGTGTTGCGGATCGGCTTGCCGACGATCACATTTTGATTACGCGGATGTACCGCAATGTGCTCGACAACCTGTCGCTACACGTCAATCCGATCAAGATCGTCAACCCCGATACGACGAACATCGATGACCTTCTAAACTCGCATGCTGGACAGATTGTCCGCTCGCAAGACCCGACAGGCGGCATTTCCTTCAATGTTCCGCCGTTTGCTGGTGCGGACGCTATCCCCGTAATTGACCAACTGTCGCAATCGCTGGAATTCAGCACCGGCACTGGTCCGACGATGATCGGAGTGAACGCGGAAGATTTCCAGCGCACTTCGGCGACCGCCGCAAACCTTCGTTCGAACGCGTCTCAGCTTCTTATCGAGAACACCAGCCGGTTCTTCGCTGACACTGGCTATAAGTACCTCGTCAAGATCGTTGTCGATTTACTCATTCAGAAGCCGGAAGAAGCCGCCGAACTGGTTTCCCGGTTGACGAACCAAGCGATTCCGCTGGACGAATTCAGCACTGATTACGACGTGGCAACGTCCGTCGCGTTCGGGGTTATGAGCCGTGACCAATCAGCCGCTCAGCTTACGAACATTCTGAACCATCAAATGCAACTGCTGGGCACGCCCATCGTGGCACATCAGCAAGTCTATGCAACTTTGGCGAAGCTTGCCGAAACTACAGGTTTCAAGAACACCGCGTTGTTCTTCACTGATCCGTCTACCCTGCCGCCCCCGCCGCCGCCCCCGCCGCCCGTCGATCCGAACGCCGGATTGATCGAAATGGAGAAGGTGAAGGCGCAACTTGAAGCACAAGCTGCCAATGAGGACCGTCAATTCCAGATGGCTAAGCTTGCCGCTCAACAGGATTTCGAGCGCGATAAGATGGCGCAAGACTTCGCTCTTCAGAAAGCAGAAATAGAAGCCAGATACGCCGCACAAGTCGAAGTCGAACGGCTGAAGCTTGAACAGTCGATGCCGCGCGATCCGATGGGGAATTTCCAATGAAAACCGTAACTGTAATCGATAAAGCCAAAGTCGCGAAACGCCTTCAGGAAAACGAAGATTTCAAGCTGATCATGGACAGCATTGAAAGCGACATTTTCGCGACATTCAAGGCTGTAGACATCGGCGATAGTGAAAGACTGGCGAATGTTCATGCGTTGTCACACGGCTTCAAACTCGTAAATGATCGAATCGCTAAATATGTTGAAGCGGGAATTTTTGAAGCGCGAAGGGACGAACTTTCTGAAGAATAAAATGCAGAAATATCCTTATTGAGCATCATTTTTCGCTAAATAAGTCAAATTACAGTTTAGGAATTTTATAAATAGAATGGAAGAAGAAGCAATAATCCCCGAAACGGGAACTGCCGACCTTAGTATCAATGACGCGGTTGATATGCTCAACCGTATGGACGACATGTCGGAAGACTCCTCTGTAGAGCACACGGACGACAATGTTGAATCTGAACCTGCATCGGAAGAAACCGATGTAGAGACACCGGATAACGAAGCCGAACAGTTTTTCGAAATCGATGGCAATCAAGTCCCGCTTTCGGAAATCCGGGCAAGTTATCTGCGACAGGCTGACTATACACGCAAGACTCAGGAACTGGCTGAACAGCGTAAAGCTTACCAGCTTCAGCAAGTCGATATCAACGAAGCCAAACTGGCAGCGCTTCAGGGTATCGAACAAGCGAAGGTGGAACTCAGGGCAATGTTTGCGCAAAACCCTGAACCGAATTGGGAAGAACTTCTTCGTGAAGATCCCCATTCGTTTATGCTCGCTCAGTACGAATGGCAGAAGCGCGAAGCAGCGGTAAAGGCCCTGTATGAGCAGGAAATGTCTCTCAGGCAGCAAACCGAAGCTTACGAGAAGGAACAGCATCAGCTTACCCTTCAAGAAAGCCAGAAGCAGTTCTTACAGAAATATCCCGAAATGCGGGATAGCGCGAAGTCGGCAGAAGTCCTTGGCGAAATCACCGGTCTTTTGGTCGATAATGGTTTCTCAAAGGAGGAAATTCAGGGTGTGTCTGACTGGCGTATTGTCGGACTTCTTTATGAGCTTAACAAAGCGATCAAGTCTCAGAAAGCAGTTTCGGAAATCGTTCCGCAGTTGGAGAAGACAAAGCCGCCGATTTCGGTGAAGCAGCCTTCTTCGAAGGGAAACGGTCAAGCCAATTCAGCCAAGACCCAATTCAACAAAACCCGTTCTGTTAATGATGCCGTTGCGTATCTTAACTCACTTTAATTCTCTATTGAGGAAAGGAAATGCCTACTCTTACTACTAACCAGTTGACTAACGCTCGCGAAGACCTCTCGGAAGTTATCTCCAATATCACGCCGACCATCACCCCGTTTACCGCACTTATTGGTAAAGGTAAGGCGTCTAACCAGCGTCATGAATGGTTCCGTGAATCGCTCGCCGCTCCGAACGCAAACAACGCGCTTGCTGATGGTGCTGTTGCTCCGGACGCAACGTCCACGATCCCGGAAAAGCTGTCGAACATGACTCAGACCTTCGCCAAGACGGTCGCTGTTTCCGGTTCGGCTCAAGCCTTCAAGACGGTCGGTGCCAAGAACGAACTGAATCGCCAGCTTGTTAACAAGGGTCTTGAAATCCGCCGTGACGTTGAAGCTGCTTTCATTTCGGCTAACCCGTCCGACTCCAGTTCTACCCGCAAGCTTGGCGGTGCCATTGCTTGGGTGAAGACGAATGCCGACGTAGGCGATACCGGTGCCGTCGCTGGCTACTCCGGTGGCGCTGTTGGTGCCGTTACTGCCGGTACGAACCGTGCATTTACGGAAGACATGCTTCTTGACGCTCTTGAGGGCATCTTCGTGAATGGCGGCACCCCCAAGAAGGTCATGACCGGCACTGCCATGAAGAAGAAGATTTCTTCGTTTGGTATCGAGCAGAAGCAGCAGAACGCAAAGGACAAGACCAACCATCAGGCGGTTGACCTTTTCGTTTCTGACTTCGGCACGGTCGATCTTATTGCCCATCCGTACTGGCAGGTTTCGACCGCTGTTCTGGCTTTTGACCCGGAGCTTTGGAACGCTGCCTACGCGCGTTCGTTTGAAAAGAGCGAACTCGGCAAGACTGGTGACTTCGACGCTTACCTTCTCACCACGGAAGTTACGCTTGAGTGCATGAACGAAGCCGGTAACGCGTCGATCCTCGACGTTAATAGCTAAGATTATTAGCGACCTTAGAGCCGATAATAATCAATCATAAAAGGCACAAGGTCATGGAAAGAGCCTCTTCAGGGGCTCTTTCTTTTTTGCCGTCTGAAATGTCCGCGAACCTAAATAAGAACAAAAACAATAGGTGGACGAATGAACACTCTTACTGCCGGGGATTTGGTCCCGGATGGCGCAACGATCATTGTAGAGGACAACGCCAATTATACGGTGATCATGACGCGCGAAGGATCGAATATCCGCACTACTACAATCACAAAACGCGTTCAGGCTTTGATTGATCAGAATGCCGCTGAAGCCGCCGATTTCAACGCTACCGGTAAGTTGTCCAATATGGTCAAGGTCGCTGGAATTCCCGCCGAACTGTATTTCCAATGGTTGAGAGAAGGAATCGTTGACGATCCAAAAGCCCTCGCTCGTCGCCTCAATGACCCGGATTACGCCAAGTTCCGCACCAATAGCTTAAAGGTGTAAGCCGCATGACCTATGATGAGCTTCTTGAAACAATCACTTCCTACACGATCCGCGACGACATCCCGGTAACCACGATGATCCGGCTTGCCGAAGCTACTCTTCGCCCGATTGCCAAGCACTATCTTTCTGAAAAGACCGAAACGCTTTTCGTGGTCGATAGTGTCGCCGAACTGCCGTCCGATTTTCTGGAAATGCGTGCGATCACCGGAGAAAGTGGACAGACGTACAAACCGATTGCTCCCGCCAATTCGGACATTTTTGACGGGCAGGTTGGCTATTACCGAGTTGGTCAAAGCCTCACCTTCGTTCCAAGCGCATCGGGTGAAGTAGACGACCAAGTAAGCATTGCCTATTGGACATCGTTCCCGGCTCTTACTGACATCCAATCCAATTGGCTGTTTGACCGCTTCCCGAACATCTATCTTCGGGCAGTGCTCAAAGAGTCGTTCCGTTGGCTGAAAGACCCTGAAGGCGTTGCTATCGAAGATGCCGCCCTGAAGGAAGAACTCTCCATTCTTGCCGAAGATGACCGTCGCGGACGCCAGACCGGCCCCATCATTTGGGAGTCTCGGACTTGGCAGTAATCGACATCCCGTTCACGAGCTTCACGCCCGATCTTCCCGCCCTTAACAATCCCGGTCTCGTCAAGGCGCACAACTGTAGCCCCGGTCTTGGTGCCGGTGCTGGTGCGGTGACGCTGTTTCCGCTCAAGTCCGCCTCTCTCTACAGCAATACGGCAATGGACAGCCGTCCGCTTGGTTCCGCAATCGGGCAGGACCAGAACGGCAATGCCAAGGTCTACGGCGCGAACGCGAGCAAGCTTTACAAGCTCAATCCGGCAGATCGGCAATGGACCAACATCAGCCGCGTTGGCGGATACACCACGACCGACAGCGAGTCTTGGGAAACGACCGAATTTGGTTCGCTCCAGATTTTCACGAATTACAACGATGAACCCCAATTCATCAACATGAATGTTGATACGCAATTTGCCAACCTTACCACGTTGGTGAAAGGCAGATATATCAACACATTCAAAGGCTTCATTCTGCTTGCTAACACATACGATGCGTTAGACGGTGCGGTGCCTTACCGTGTGCGCTGGTCTGGTCTCGAATTGCCGTCTGACTGGACATTCTCAGCAGCCACGCAAGCAGATTTTCAGGACATCCACGGCTTCGGCGCAATTCAGGGATTGGTGACGGACGATTCCGCCTACGTGATCCTTCAGCGTGGCATTGTTCAAATGTCGTACGTTGGCGCACCGTACGTCTTCCAATTCACGGACCGCGTCGTTGGTAAGGGTTGCTCTGTTGCTGAATCCATCATCACTGTAGAGGGAAAGCACTATTTTCTTTCGGATGACGGTTTCTACAAACTTGAACAAGGCAATTTGACCCCGATTGGTATCGGTAAAATTGACTCTTGGTTCCTCGACAATGCCGACCTAAGCCAAGCGAAATTGATGACGGTTGCCGCCGATCCGCGCCGAACGCTGATCTATTGGCAGTTCGCGTCCAAGGACGCTGTCTCTGGTACGCCTGACAAGTTGCTTATCTTCAACTACGTCACTGGCGAATGGACAACTGCCGACGCAACAACGCACTTCCTATTCAATTCGGTATCTCTTCCTTGGACAATTGATCAGTTGGACGCCTTCGTATCAATCGATAACGTCCCTGCTTCATTTGACGATCCGATTTGGGCAGGTGGTCAAAACATGTTGTGGGGAATGAATGCTACCGGAGCGGTCTACTCGTTCGGCGGTCCTACAATGGAACTATCTGTCGAGACGCCAGAATTCCAGCTTGCTCGAAATATCCCGAACGAAACTGGTGCTGACATAGCCATTGTCAACGCGGTACGTCCGCTGTTCGAAGGGGACGGAACAGCACAAATTCAAATCGGAACTCGAAAGCTGCCGAATGAAGACATGTCTTGGTCATTGCTGAACGAATGTAATGTCGAAACTGGCTTCGCATCTGTCCGTAACCGGTCGCGATATCAGCGTGTTCGTATCAACATTTCCGGCGATTGGAAGAAGGCATATTCCGTACAACTCGACGCTCAGCCAGCGGGAAAACGCTAAGGCAAACGCGTATTTTCCCTAAATAGAACCAAATGGAAAGCGTTTATAATCATGCGGATTCCCGCCAAGTAGCACGAGTATTGAACGACGTCGTCCGGCAGTTTGATAACACCGGCACGGTGACGCTTGCCAACTCGACAACCACGACAACGGTTAGCAATTCGAAGGTAGCTTCAACAAGCAAGATTTTCCTTCAGCCAAGGACTTCGGCGGCTGCTTCCGAGAACGCTTGGATTTCTGCGATTTCAGCCGGTTCATTCGTTGTTACGCATGCGTCCGCGACAACCACCCGAACATTTGACTACGTGGTGTTTGCGGTATGATCAAGCACTTCGGTTTCAGCGAAGATGAATACGCAAGGGTTCGTGGTTGGTTTCTCTCAGCATTGGAGATTGCCCCCGGTCCCTTTGATGAAGCTGAATTACTCGTCAAATTGCGCGCTGAAGCATGGCATTTGATCACTACGGATCATGCGGCATCTGTCGTTGAACTGGTCCGCATTGACGGTGAATTGATCGGCAATGTGCTGTTGATCGGTGGTGAGAAGGGCAAGGCTCTTCGGGAAATCATCGCGGCACAAAAGCAATTCTGTGAATTCCTCAAACACGAGGGCTTCACAAAACTGGTGGGAACTCCCCGCAAGGAATTTCATAACATCCTTAAAGCCCAAGGCTTTGAGCAAGAACAAAAAGAACTCGTTAAGAGGCTATAATGACAAGCACTCCAAAGGAACGTACCACCAAAGTTGAGCCGTGGGATGGGGCGAAGCCGTACCTTCTCGAAAACTACAAGAAATTCGATGAACTGATTAAATCAGGTGCGCCAAAGCAGTTCGAAGGCAGCACAGTTGCCAATCAGTCCAACGCAACGCTTGACGCTCTGAACGGCACTGAAAATCTTGCCCGGAACGGTAACACGTCGGCACTCACCAACGCGACCAATGCCGTGAATGGAGTGATGACGCAAGGGACAAACACCCAAGCGAATTCGACGCTTTCTCAGCTTCAGCAACAGATGAATTTCGGCACCAATCCTACTGATGCGATTGCCAAGGGTATCGCGAACGGTTCGACGGTTGGGCAGAACTACAGCAATGGTGCTGCTGGCACTGCCGCTGGTCTACAGAACTACAGCAATGGTGCCATTTCTCAGTTTCAGGGAATGGCGAACTATCTGAATCCGGCTCTCGCACAATCGCAGGGTTACGGCAATTACACCAATGCGGCGGCTGGTCTTCAGACCAATCAGGCGAACAGCCTTGCTCAAGGCAACAACCCCGCAATGGACTATCTGAAGAATACGGCTTCCGGTTCGAACATCGGTAACAACCCGTACTTGGACCGGATGGTTTCCAATCAGCAGGACGCCATTGCCGACAAGCTGAAGAACGTCACCAATCCGGGAATCGATAGCCAAGCCGCTGCGATGGGTCGCATGGGTTCGGGTGCATTCGCTCGCCAACGGAACTCGGCAGAACAGACGGCAGCGAACGAAATGGGCAAGGTCGCAACCGAGATGTACGGAAACCAGTACAATCAGGACGTCCAGAACCAAATGAATGCTGCTGGTCAATACGGCAACTTCTACAATTCAGACGTTTCCAACCGGATGAACGCCAATCAGGCGCTTGCCGGTACGGACGCACAACAGCAGCAGTTGCGACAGGCTGGCACGTCCCTTTATGGCGATCTTGCCAACTCGCAGCAGTCTCAGCGCCTCAACGCGACTAATTCGCTGTCGAGTGCATATGACAGTCAGCAAGCGGCAAGGCTTGGTGCGAACGCTAATTACGCGGGCATTCTGGATAGCCAGCAATCCGCACGACAGAACGCGCTCAATTCGAACCGTGATTTCCAGTTGGCTGGCGCAAATCTCGCATCGACCAATTATCAGAACAACATTGCGAACATGCTTAGCGGCAATAACCAGCGATTGAACGCCGCGAATGCTGCGAACAATCAGCAGAACGCGGTTGCCGATCAGCGGCTTAATGCGGCTGGTATGGCTGGTCAAACCTACGCCAACCAATATCTGCCTTATCAGCAGCTTGCCGGTGTTGGTGAAGCTCGTGACACGCGCGCTCAAGACGTTCTCAACGCCGAAATTGCGAAGTGGGATTACGATCAGCAGCTTCCGATGCAGAACATTGCCAACTTCACAAATCTGCTTAACGGCGGTGGCTATTCGAACACAACGACTCCGGTTTATTCGAACACGACAGGTCAAGTGCTTGGCGGTCTTTCGTCGCTTGCCGGTCTGCTTTCGCTCTGCGATGTGCGGACGAAGGTCTTTCACGAGTTCCTTGGTTATATGCCCGCTATCAACGGTGAACGTGTCGGAATGTACCGCTTTTCCTACAAAGACGACCCGACCGGTGAACGCCATGTTGGTCCGATTGCTCAGGAAGTTGAAGCGAAGCTTGGCGGCGATACTGTCGTTGAAATCGATGGCGTTAAATACGTCAACGTCGAAGCAATGATTAAAGAGGTTGCCTAATATGGCTGGCATTTGGGATTTCCTAAACCCTAATAAAAAGAAGAAGCCGACCGATCAGGTTAACGCTCTTGAGGCGGTGGTTTCCCCGAAGCCGCAAAACTTCCTAAGCCAGTTTTTGCCGGAAGACCCGGACAAGCGCGAAGCACTCGCTAAGGCTCTGATCATGGGCGGCGCTTCGGCAATGGCTGCTGGTGGTCCTTCCGACAAGCCGACAAACCTCTTGTCGGTGCTCGGTTCCGGTCTTGCCGGTGGTGTTGGCGGCTATGATGAAAGCCTTACCAATGCGGCAGACGCGGCATACAAGGGTGCGGCTGTATCGGCGAATGCGCTCAAGATGCAGCAGTCCGCGCTTGGGCAGAACCTTCAGGAAGAGTTCTTCAAGAAGTGGGGTTCTCCCGGACCCGGAGGCTATCCGCCCGAAGCCTTGTACGATTTACAGAAGATGCAGTTGGCAACCGGCGACGAAGAGTCGGCACGAAAGACGCAAGATCAAATCCAGAAGCTTCAGCAGAGCGGTGCGGAAAAAGGCTTCATCATTGGCGAAAGCGGCTTCCAGCTTGCCCCCGGCTTCGGTGAAGGTCTCTTCGAAACCGAAAAGCATAAGGGTCTTGGTTCAGCAATCGGCAAGAATGCCGAACTCACGGCTGATGCGAAGAACTTCCAGTACGGTAACGAAAATCCGGACTTCCGCACTTACGAGGATCAGCAAGCCAAGAGCAAACAGACTGTCGTCAATATCGGTGATCCGAAGAGCGGCGATGTCTGGAAAGCGATGAACACTGATCGCGAAAGCGTCGTCTCGGCACAGAATGCCCTGTCGTCTATCGGAAACGCGCGACAGGCCCTTGCCGGTGCTACCACTGGCTTTGGCGCTGATTACGTCCTTGCTGCCCGTAAGGCAGCGGCGGCGCTTGGCGTTGGCGACACGGATAGTATCACCGACACTGAAACCCTTCGCGCAGCAGTTGCCCCGCTGGTCGCGACTATCCTCAAGGACACCGCTGGTACAGCGAACTTGTCCGATGCGGACCGTGCGTTTGCGGAAAAGGCTGCTGGTGGTTCTATCGAGTTGGATGCGACGTCTATCGCCCGAATTCTCGATATTCAGGAAAAGGTTCAGCGCTCGAAAATCGAACGGTTCAAGTCGAAGGTCGATGCGGTTTACCCGGACATTGACGGTAACCAGCAGAACCGGAGCTACTTCCTTTCCGGTATCGAAACGCCCGCCCCTACCGCTGATCCGGCTGAAACGTCGTCCGTATCGAGTACCGCACCGAAGACCGGTCGCGCGACCGCTCCTGTCGTCCGTGGCGGTTGGGAATACTTCATCGGTCCGGACGGTAAGAAATACAAGAGACCTGTCGGGAACTGATAGAAATGGCAAATTTCATCACATATCGAAACCAAGGCGCGACCCGTAATCGTCCGCTTGATGAAGACCTTATCAAGCGGCTCGCCTACCTTCAGGACTTGGGTATTCAAATGGAAGTCTTCTCCGGTGGACAGCCGGGGAAAGACGAAGGCGGTGCTCGTGTTGGTTCTACCCGCCACGATCATGGGCATGCTGCCGACGCCTTCTTCTACAAGGACGGTCGCAAGCTCGATTGGGCAAATGAACAAGATCGTCCGATCTTCGAAGAAATCGTCCGTCGCGGCAAACAGGCTGGCGTCACCGGCTTTGGTGCTGGTCCCGGCTACATGCAAGCGGGTTCGATGCACATCGGCATGGGCAACCCCGGTGTTTGGGGCGCTGGTGGTAAAGGCGACAACGCTCCCGATTGGCTTCGTGCCGCATACAACGGTGCTGCTGGTGGCAAACCCGATGTTGTCGCCGAAGTCGTCGCTGCTGCCAATAAGCCTGAACCTGCTTCGCCACAGATGCCCATCCTTGGGCAAGCACAAGCGAGCGCGCAACCGCAACCGAAGCCGGAAGAGCCGAAGTCCAACAACGGAATTTTGGTTCAGGCATTCAACAAGCTAACGGGTTCGAACGTCCAAGTTCCCGACAAGATTTTCGGCGCTGAAATTGACGACATCAATAAAGGCTTTGCCGGTCTTGGCGACTTTGCGAAGACCATCACTGAAAACGATCAATCCATAAATAACCAGATACAGGCATCCGCACGGGCTGCTTCGGGAAACCGAAACGTTACGCCGGTCGAACTCCAAATGTTGAGTAGCTTTCAGCCGATGTCGAAAAAGAAAAGGAAAGGAGCACTCTCCGGTTTAGGAGGTTATTTCGTCTAAGATGGGTCCAAATAATAAGAAGAACAATGATTGGCTGAATGGCGCAATCCCCGTATCCGATGACGAATGGTTTTCAAATGCGGTTCCGGTCACCGATGGAGAGTGGAACCAGATTGCGAATTCCGGTCCTAACGCCGATCTTGTCGATTCATCGGAAGATGCCCCTGCCCTGATCCGTGCTGAAGTCGGCGCGCTCACCAAGGGCGAAGACCGTCTTGCCGCGCTTCGCAAGCACTATCCCGACGCAATTCCTGATCCGAACGACCCCGAAAACTTCATCTACACCGACGAAAAGGGGGCGGTTCGCCGCTACAATAATCCGAACTGGTCGCCCTTCAATGCGGGTGATTGGTCGTCCATCGCTCCCGAAATCGGCGAAGGCATCGGCGCTATTCTTGGTGCTGGTGGCGGCGCTATCGGCGGCGGGTTTGTCGGTTCAGCCGTTCCGGTCGTCGGCACGGGTGCTGGCGCAATAACGGGCGGTGTCGCTGGTGCTGGCACTGGCGCGGTTGCTGGTCGAGAAGCCACACAGATGGGTCTCAATTGGTTGTTCGGCAACGAAGACACACGCACGACGGGTGAACGTGTCAAGGATGGTGCCACTACGTTTGCTATGGGCGCTGCCGGTGAAGCTGTCGGACCGCTCTTGCTTCGACCCGCCGCCAAATTGGGCAAGTATGCCCTTGCTGGTGGTAAAGTCGTAGATGCTCCGGAAAAGGCTGTTCAACGCCTTGAAGACGCGCGCGCTGTTGGTTTCGAACCTACGGGCGGCATGGTGACCGGTTCAGAACGGCAAGCCCGTATCGAGCACGGTCTTATCAACACAATCGGTGGTGAGAAAATCCAGTCGCGCATCAATGACGCTTTCGACGCGACGGGCAATAAGTTTTTCGAGACTACCGCCAACATGCGCGGCAGTTCTGGTTACATGACCAATGCCGACATTGGCGCTGCCCTGAAGGAGCAAGCGCAAGCGGTCAAGAAAGCTGCCTACGACGGATCCAATCAGCTTTATGACGAAGTCGGCGCAAAGGTAACCGCTCCTGCTTCGGTCAACAGCACTGCGAAATACGTTGCCGATCTACAGGCAGAAAAGGCAAGTCTGTCCGAAGTCGGCAAGCAGAACCATGCGGCGAACATTGACCGTGTCATTGAAGAACTCACGCCCGTAATGAAAGACTTTGAAGCTGGTCGCGCGAACTTCAACGATATGAAGGAGCTTCGGACGCGTATCGGTCGAATTAAGGAAGATGCATCCCTTGACCCCTCATACAGGCATCGTCTGAATAGCTCCTATGACGCTCTAACCAGAGACCTTGAACAAGTCGCTCTTTCGTCTGGTGACGAAGCCGCGCAAGCATGGCGCAAGGCTAACGACAATTACCGCGCTCTTGCTCAGCAGTATGGCAAGGGCAGTATCGCCGCGAAGTTGGTTGATCCGAACACCAATCCCGACACGGTCCGCAATCTCGTATTCGGTCAAGTCGGCAAGGGTTCGAACAATCTTGCCGTTGCTCGCCGCGCAATCGTTCGTGGCGAAGACGGGCAAGCGGTTTGGGATAACGTCGCATCTTCCTTCATCGAAAGCATTGGCAAGAAGGTTGTCGAAGGCAACGAAGTCTTTGATCCAAGCGCATTCGTGAAGGTTTGGAACGACGAAAAGAAGTTGAGCAAGGAAGCCAAAAACGTTCTGTTCAAGGGCACGAAGATGCAGCAATACGCCGACGATATGGAGCGAATTGCCCGCGTTTCCGATAATCTGAAGCGCTATGGAAAATATCGGAACCACTCCGGTACAGCTTCCCAAATGACCGCAATGGGTTCGTTGAATCCGCTCAGCAAAGAAAACCTTTATGCTGCTGCCCTTGGTGGCATTTTCAGCGGCGGCGACATCATGACCGGTCTTGCGACGGGTGCGGGTAAGGTCGCGTTGACCGGTGCCAGCATCGCAAACAACAAGTACAAAGCGCACCTTCTCACATCGCCCGAATTCGTGAATTGGTTGGCGAATGTGCCCAAGGCAGAGATGCAGAAAGGCGGAATGAAGACGCACCTAAAAAGGCTCTTTAGCATTCGCGATACTGCTGGAAATCGGGCTGCTGCTGCCATCAATGGCTACATGCGCGACTTGGGAATCCAAGAAGACGAAAATCAATAAATAGAGCGACTACAAGCATAACAATAAGAGAGGGCATAAGCCTCCATGACCGATTATTCTCAGTCCAATTGGGCAGAGCTTGATTCTGACAATGACAGTGTTGCGCCGCTCGGGGTTCAGGGCGGCTATGCGCCGTCTGCCATTGCGCCGATCATCCGTGCGATTATGGGTGCCGCCAAGCGAAATTACAATCGATCCAATGCGATCTACACCACGACAGGCACGGGCAACGCCTATATTTTGACATGGGAAGGCGCACCGCTTGCCTATGTGAAAGGCGAAAAGTTAGCCTTCTTTGCGGATCGGGCGAACACTGGCGCGGCTACGCTGAACATCAACGGTCTTGGCGCAAAAGCCATCATCATGCCCGATGGTTCGGCGCTGACTGCTTCGCAAATCAAAGCCGGTCGCATCGTTGAAGTCGCCTACAATGGCGTGTCCTTCATCATGCTTGGCTACGTCGATCAGAACTTGAAGCTTGGCGATGTGTCGGCAAATACGCTTGTGCTCACGACTGCCTTGACCATTCCTGAAGGCGGTACTGGTTCGACAACGGCGGCGGCTGCGCGCACTGCGCTTGGAACCGACAACGCAAACAACATTACTCTTGGTACACTTGCCGACGCTCGCCTTCCGACGTCCTTGGCTGGTAAGACCTTCACATCGCTCGCTACCGTAAGTGCTGGAAACTCGATTGCGAATGCCGACTTCCTCACGCTGAAGCCTACCGACTTCGCGACAGGCAAGCCGCAACTGTCTTTCAAGAAGGATAGCACTGCCGGGAACTGGTCTATCATCCTATGGGATGGCGCGACCACCAACGGTGCGCTGAACCTTCAGTCGGGTTCCCTGCTTCACAATGGAAGCACTGTCTGGACGTCCGCGACCGATGGTTCCGGCTCTGGTCTCGACGCCGATCTTCTGGACGGTCAAGACTCTGCCTATTACCGCAGCGCTTCCAACATCAATGCCGGTACGCTTGCCGACGCTCGCTTGCCGACGTCGCTTGCCGGTAAGACGTTTACGTCGAACACCAACGTAAACGGCATGTTGACAATCGATCATGCGACATCGCCTGAACTTCGTTTGGAAATGGCTGGCGTTCTTTCCGGTCGCCTGTATCGCGATGCAGGTGGCGGTCTGGTTATGCGCCGCTACAACTCTTCGACCGGCGCGGCTGAAGGCTATATTCAAATTCTTGGTAGTGGCGTTGACGATGTAAAATACAACGGCAACATCATGTGGCACGCTGGTAATGACGGTTCCGGTTCGACGCTCGATGCCGACTTGCTTGACGGCTATCACGCGTCCGATCTTTTCCGGGACAACGCGTCGTTTACATCTACCGGCAATTTGACGCTGTCGAATGCCGCTCCTTATCTTCGTCTTCAGGATACAACGGCGGGTACGTACGACGCACGCATTCGCTTGGACTCGAATAACATCTATTTCGATGGCTCATCGGACGGCACCAACTATTCCGAAGTCATGCGCTTCGAAATGGACACCAAAGCCGGTTACATGACGTCAATGTTCCTGTCGTCTGGTGGTGAAGCACTTCGTCTTGCCGCACCGACTGCCGGTCAAGACCCGTATATTTCGTTCTACTCTGGTGCGACCCGGACCGCCTACATTCAGTATGTCGATAGCGGAACTCACACCGGCTTCTACATGACCAATGATGTCTCTAATGACAAACTTGGTATCGACAACTCTGGTGGTACTTCGGCGCTACGCTTTTGGGATAACTCGCGTTCGGCACTTGATGTGGTTCTGACATCGGCGAACATCGATAACTATGACTTGGCTAAATATACCACATCGACAAGTAACACTCTTACGGATTTTCCGGTGGGTTCGGTCATCCTTGCGCGCGGAACAGTCGATAGACAGGCAAGCGCCGCAATCTGGCTTGATCCAAACACAACACATTTCACCACCGTAGCAGCAACGACTCAGCTTGTCGGTACGTGGCGTGCTCGCGGGCAGTACACCGAAAATTCCAACAACATGAACCTGTTTCAGCGAGTAGCGTAATGGACGAATTTCCAAAACTTGTAGAGATTTTAAAGGTCTCCAATACGAAAGAAGGTAACGGCGTATATTCAATCGATCTGGTAATTCAGTTCGATGCGGTTGATGTGCCCGTTACCGAAAAATATCTTTACCGTCCTGAAGGCGTTTACGGACTTAGCCCAAAAATTCGGCAATGGTTGGAAGATAACCCGGATTTTCCGATTGATCCTTATGTTCCGCCGCCGGAGCCGACCATTGAAGAAGTTCGGGCAAATATGCCTACCCTTACCGCCCGTCAACTTCGGCTTGGTCTTGTCGGTAACGGCTACTCCATGTCTCAGGTGTCGGCAGTAATCGATGCGATGCCGGAAGGTGCTGACAAGGAAACAGCGCGCATTGAATGGGAATATGCAACGACGTTCGAACGCACACATCCCTTGATCGCTACCGTTGGTGCGGCTCTCAGCATCAGCGAAGAGCAAACGGATACGATGTGGACAGCCGCCGCAAGCCTGTAACGCCCTCACCCCATCTCCCAAGTGCCAGAACTGGTTTCGCCGCTTCTGGCACTTTCTTGTTAGCAATGCCTGAAGTGACGAGCGGCAGCACTCGCAAGAACTTCGAAATCAGGCTATGCAATCTGTCGTTGGGATTTGCTGGGGGAATTCATGTATCGGAATCTTATTGCGTCCGCGCTGCTGTCGGCGGCGCTGGTTAGTTGCGCGACTACGAGCGAAATGCCGCTCGCACAGAACATGGTGCGGCTCGATACGAGCGCACGAGGTTTGATCTTCACGAGCGCAGCGGGCGCGATCACCATGCAGAAAGCGGCGGAGGCGACCTTGCGGCGCGGTTATACGCACTTCCGCCTTGATCAGGCACAAACCGCATCCGGTTCGCAGTTTGTCGGCATGAATACCTATGGGAGCGGAACCGCACAAGCGAGCGTGTACGGAAACAACGCCTATGGCAGCTACAGCGGTTCGTCATTTTCGACACCCATGTACGCGCCAACGCGACAGATTGGCGTGACCGTGATCATGTTCCGCGCGAACGAAGCCGGTGCGCGTGGTGCGTTCGATGCCGACGACGTACTGGCGAAGAAGGGCAGAATTTAGTGTCTGACCTCAGAGGACACGAGCGATGAACGTTGATTGGCAGATGGTGTCCGCTATCGCCGACACGGTCGTTGCATTTACGGCGGTCGTAGCTGCCGGTTACGGGCTTCAGCAATATAGACACGCGGTACGCTCGCAGGAGATCGACCGGGCATATGAATTGTATCGATCGATACAGGAGATTTACCGGGATGTTCAGAATGAACCGGAGCTGCATCATCTTAGATCTGTACTCGATCTGATGGAGATAAATGAAGGGCTGATCGCGGAAGGGGTCCTTTCGAAAAGAACGGCAGAATTCTACCGCGATGCTGCCGATCTGGAAGGAGACCTTTTGACCCTTCCACCGGAAGTCATCGAGACGATAAAGGCCCTCATCAGAAACAACCCAAGGCACTACCGGCATCTAACTACCTTTTTGGAGCGGACTCGTCCGGGGTGGCTGGCGTAAGCAAAATCAATAGACGCTAAATAGAAGCGTCAATACTCAAAGCCATAACTCATCATTGTCACGCGCATGACAAAGCCGCCGAAAGGGTTACCTCCTGTCCCTTTCGGCGGCTTCTTTTTGTCTGGCAATGTGCCGATTATTTCAGGTGCGTTAGGTGGCTGCGATTGATGCGGACCATGATCTGATCATTGTGGAAATCATCGCTTAGCAGAACATCGAACTCGAACTGTAATTTCGCTTCAAAATATGAGGCTTCGGACGCGGTCCGGCAAAGTCTCAGGATTTCCCGTTCAAACCGTTCCCGCCCGTATTTCTCTACAAGGGCTTTCAGCCTATCGTTGCTGCCAAAATATTCGCGCCAGTCTGATTCAGTGATCTTCCGGCGCTTGCGCTTTTGTCCCTTCAATGGCGGTAAGGTTTTGGTATTGCGGAAGCACTTTTTCCCGATGTATCGCTTACCGGTCTCCCGATCCCGGATAGAGTACACGAAGCCGTAATGGTTGCCGATCAATTCCGGATCGAACGGCTTGCCTTCGTATAGCCATCCGGTCATCGTCCGGCGAACAGAGCAAATTCAGCCTTTCGGCGCTTCGTTAGACCGGCAAGAGGCTTCAGAACGCCATTCACCCGCGCCTTGTTCCATTGAAGCCAAGAACGCTCGATATCAGCCAATGGAGCTTTGGCGTTGATGCGTTTCAGCAAAGTAGACGAACCGAACGCACCGATACCGAGATTGTACGCGAAGGAAACGAGCGCTCCGAACTGATCGTCTGTTAGCTTGACCTTCACGAGCTTCGCCACGCCACTTTCGAAAACGGTAAGATCGGCTTTCAGCAGTCGTTCGGCTTCAGCTTCCGTAATGGTCTTTCGGCGCTTTACATCGTCCTTGGTGACGCTCTTCGTATGCCCGTAACCGACTGTCGGGATATTTGCGGGACAGAAATACGCCCGGAGTTCGCAGCCTTCGGACGTTTTGATTAGTGAAGTTGCTCTTGGGGAAGTGATGTTTGTCATGCCGATATTTATCGGCGGATGACGAAACCCACCTTACTTGGCGTGCTTCTTATTGGCTTCAATGAGTGCGGCAATTGAAGCGGCAGACTCGCGGATGCGCGTTAGATTGTCTTCCATTTCTTCATGCCACGATTCAATGATGATCATGCGTTCAGGAAGCGAACGGTCTTCGAATTCGTTCTGTGCGGGAAAGTTGATGACGATGTTCATTTTCTTGTTCTCGTTAGTTCGTTCGATTGTTCGGCTGGAATGAGAACCCGATGTCTCTCCATGTCTTCTTCCCGACAATGGAGCGGTCGTAATGGGTTTGGAGGTAGATCGAGTGACCGTAGGCGTTGCCACTGATAACTTTTTCTGCCTTGGTACAGCTTGTCCAAACGGTCGCTTGTGACATCCTTCCTTCGCTTGCTTCGGCTGCTTGATAGGACGACAAATAACGCCCCCAAGGAGTTTCAAACGTACCTAAATGTGCGTGATGACCTTCGCCAACACCACATCCCGCAACGGCATCGTTTGAACGGTTGTATCTGTATTCGCCGCTGCTGATACACGCTTGTTCGCGCTCAATAAGCTGATCGGGTTCGACGTATTCGAGAACCGTAAACAGGAACGCGCTGTTGCCTTCACGACTGGCATCGTAATCCCGTTGCATCGGCTTGTTAGAGTGACGTCCGTACGCAAGCGCGCTGAAGTGCTGGCACCTACGCTTTTTGAGATTGACGGTTCGCCCGCAATAGGCGGTATTGCTCGCCAAGTGCCGGATTTCGTAGACGCCGCTTACAGGTTCAATTTCCAGTTCCATTTTTGTTCTCCTCTAAAATTTCTAATCAAAACAAAAAGTCCCCCAAATGCCCGCTCGGATGCGCACTTGGAGGACTAAGAAAACTTTTCGTTTTTGATCTTAGAGGAAGTGGACCGAACCGCTATTGAATGACTTGTGAGCAAGCCATTCCGAGCGGCTGATCACAGAACTATTTAGTTCCCCGTTATCTGAAAACGCCCTGTTTCGGCGCATCATTTTTGCGTTTTTCGGCGGATTGGCGCTGTTTTCTTGCGTTCTGCATCCGGGCTTCAAAACTTCATTTGATTCTAAATACCCTCTAAAAAGCAGGAGATATCACCCATGATTAAGGTCATTACGCTTGGGCTTCAGTCGCCCAATTCCACACTGAACGTCATTCAAAGAGGCGGGAAGAAGTTCGTCCTTGCGCTCACGATTTCGCTCGAAACCAGCGCCGACAATCTCGCCGATGCGATGCCGAAGACACCGGTAACGTTCTCGATTGAGGAAGTGCCGTTCGCAGCTATGAAGAAGGCATTCGCGGAAACCGATCCGGATTCCGACGTCGGCGCAATTATCGCTTTGGAAGACGGCAAGGCCCTATCTGATGAAGCCATGAAAGCGGTTCAGGGCTACGTGCGCCGATGTGTGATGGCGCTACCGGTGCGCGATTATAAGCGGCACCTGTCGGGAGGCTGAACGAACGCCAACAAACCCGTTCTACAACGCCCCGGCTTCACTGGTTTTCTTTTGCTTCGTGACGCAAAGACTTTTTACAGTTGCGGGAGGACCGGAAGAACCGGTTCGCAGTCTCATCCGAAAGAGCGCTGAAGATTGGAAATTCACGATAACGCTCAGGCGGTGTGAAGTGCGAGCGTTGGACGCCAAACTCAGAGATGACCAACGGCTGCCCCGTATCCGGTGAGGACAAAGTGAGCAAGCTTCTTGCTCCGCAGGTTGTGCCGCCCTAGCTTGCCCGTCACGGTTAGCGCGGGGAGCTTCGGGCGGATGACATTCAGAGAGACTTGGAGAAGGGTAAATTGGCTGTTGGTGGCGGGTGTTGTCACACTTGTCTATACCGCTTGGGTCATTCGGGTTTTAGGTTGGGAGCGCATTCGCGGCTTCGTTCAACACGCGGATACCCAATTGAATGCTGTCGGTGATTTTCTGGCTGGTCTCTTTGCGCCGGTCGCGCTGATCTGGCTTGTTGCGGCGGTTCTCACGCAACGACAGGAATTGAACGAAACGCGCGACCAGTTTGCCGAAAGCAAGAGGGTAACGGATGAACAACTAAAGGTCATCCACAGCCAAAATGCGCTCTTGTCACTCCAGCACAATCAGGCAGTCGAGAACGCCAAGAAAGCTTACAAGCTCAGCCTCTTCGACAAGCGATTTCAGATATATGAAAAGTTCATCGCCTTCCATAACGAGCACGATCCCAATCAACCGCTTCCCAAGGACTATGACAAAGACTCTTACCAGACGATGGTGCTTTTGTCGCATGAAGCATCTTTCGTGTTCGACAAAGCTATTGCGGACTGGCTTTGGGAAATCGCGGCAGAAGTCGATGAATATCTGACGTTCACAGCGTCTCATCCGTTTGAACTCGGAGACGATGGTTATGGGAGCCTAACCATCCTAAACAATGCGGAAAATGCGCACATTAGAGCACTGCGTATGGGTCGTGGAGACGTCATTCGCGACCATTTTGAGGCAGCGACTCGGATTGAAATGTTCTGGCGCTATTTGGACGTAAGCGATCAACCCCTTATCGCTGGTTAAACCAGCGGCGTGGATTGCTACGTTTTTCTGCTACGTTTTGCTACGTTTTTGGTTGACTCTCTCGTCGCAATATGTTGAATTCATTGACGAATCTACCTCAATCGAATCCTGTCGGGTGCGCCACTTCCGTACAAAACTGGGCACTGCTGCCATGATGACGCTGTTCTTCGTCATCACAAGGCGCTCAAGCTCGCTCTTGCGACCGTGAATTCTGATCTCCCCGTCAT